TGTATCTAAATCTAACTTGCCTGCTCCATATTTCTTAGACAATGATTTTACAAAATCAACTTCATTTTTTCTTACAGCTTTATATTCGCTATTAATTACTTCTTTTTGTTCGTTAAGTACATTCTGTTCAACTTCAATCTGTCCATATCTAACAGTAATTTCACTGTACTTCTGTTTAATTTTAGAAACTGTATCCATTTCTTCGTTAGTAAATTTTTTACCTTCTGTTGTCGTAACTGTTGCCATTTATTTTCTCCTTTGTTTTATAACTATTGATTACGTTTCTCGATTTCTCTATCGATATTATTTCTTTCAGGATATTTTATTGCTCCTTGAGGCCCTGAAAGTATTTGTTCTACCTCTTCTGCAGTACGCATTGTTTCTGCGCCTGTATTTATTCTAACATTGCTATATGTTTTTGGACTATAATTACTCATAGCTTTTTGTATGCTATCAGGTATTATGAATCCGTTTATAGATAATGTAAATGTTGACTTAGACATTCTATCTTGACCTTGTTCTGCTACTGCTTCAATATCAAAACTGTCAATTTTAGAAAGAAATTGGAATGATTCCTCCTTGCCCCAATAACTACCTCCAGCATAATTTATATCTTCAACAACATTATTTAGTTGCTCTAAGTATTCTGTAAATATAATACAGTTGTATGTTAATTTTACATAATCAGGTACAACTATATTATGATATTGCTTTGTAGGCTTTCTATTTGTCAATACGCCAAAATTATCATATCTGTTTGCTTTTGTATGTCTCATTTGAAAAGATGTAAATAGTGGATTTTTAGCATCGACTTTACTACCTAAAGAATTCATTTTTTCTACCTGAGTTCTTTTGTATACAATAGCAGGAAATTGTATTTTACCTTTAGAGTCTCTATATACTCCTGATTTCTGTATTGATTTCCATCTTTCAGGTGAGCCATATATAACAGGTACATTAATTATTTCATTGCCATCATCTACCGTAGGTTGTATTACGTTATCAAAATAATACTTGATAATAGAATCTACATCATATAAATTAACATTAAGCTCTTTTATATTATCGTTGCGTCTTATTTGACTAGCTCTATTTGTATTTCGTATTTCGTCTCTACTAGCCATATAAACCACCTCGCTGTTCTTGTTGTTTTGCACCATTAACATATTCGTCATATCCTGAGCGAACATTTTCTAGTGTATTTATTTTACTTTTTCTCATTGCATGTGTTGTACATATAGTCGACCAGCTTGAACCAAATCCTGTTTCACTTCCTTCTGCTCCTACACCTGAGCTATTTTGTGGTAATGATGATTCGGGATTTTTACCAAATAGATATTGTCCTTGAGATACTTCATCTATTTCAAAGTATTGTTTGTCCCAGTATATTACATCACCTACTTCTAAATATACATCTGCAATTTGTTCGTTTGCATTTGGATTGTTTGTGTTTGAGTTAGTGTTGTCACTTCCTTCTAATGCCAATATATCATCTCGCAAAAATGAGAATTTTACAATTCTATTATAATCAGGACCTAATTCTTCGTTGTCAATTAAGCCAGCAACTCTTACACCTGGTTTATAAACTTTCCTTAAAGCTTCTCCATAAAGATTTTCTTTGCTATCAAAAATTGAGTTCTTAAATATATCACAGCGAGTATCAATTATCTCATTGAGTAATTCCCTGTTGACATGTCTAAACATGCTTATATCTCTTGCTGAACCAAATAATGCCATTTTATCCTACGTATATATTAAGCGGTGCTTTATTAAGCATACCTTGTTGAAAATCTGTTATTTCTTGTTCTTTTTCCATTAGGTTTCTACGTGATGCAGCTTCTAAATCTTCTCTTAATTGAGCTAATAAAGCTTCTGCTTCTGCAGCTCCTTCACTTCTTAAAGTGTCTCCATCTAATGTTGTTTCTGCTCCAGGAATTGGTATACTTGAATACTTACTTCTAATCGAACCTAACACTTGTTTTACTAATGAAAGAGTATATTTTCGAATCCATTGTTTACCTGGGTCATTTATTAATTCATAGGTCATATTATCATAACCCATATTAGAAAAGTCTGATACTGCTGATGAAGTTGCAAGTGTATTTCTATCTGATGTTTCTATATATTGAAAATAAAACTTAAATTCGTTTTCTGGTCTTGGATGTATTCTTAGTTTATTATTTATTAATTCAAAAGAATACATAGATTTTCTTATAGTATCATCAAACTCTACTTGCTGTATTTTTAGAAGGTCATCGTACAAAGGCATTGCTAAATAAGATATACCTGCCATTGTACCTCCCCAGCCAAAAGAGTTAAGCGCTAACTGAGAACCAAATTGTGGGTCATAGTGTCTAGCTTGTGCTGGTGTTTTTTGATGGAACACTCTTTTTATTTCAATGTCTGTTCCAGAAACTGATTGACTAAATACAGCTTGGTCATCTAAATCATATTCTTGAATATAACTACCACTATGAGCTGGGTCTGCAGATTGTGTTGTTGTTATATATCCTGTTTTCCAATCAACCAATCCACCACTTCCTACTTCTGTACCATATTGCTTTGACAATCCAATCAACCTTCCTAAATTAGGAGTTATTGCTTTATGCGTAAAGTTTGAGGCTGTTGGATTACCTTTTGCACTTAATAGATTTTCTCTTATATTGAATCTATTTACTTGTGCACCATATTCTGTGACTGCTTCTTCGAAACAAGCGTAAAACTGTATGTCTTGCATTTCTATATCGGTTATAGGATATCCTAATCTTCTAGCGCACCAGTCTGCAGTATTTGCAGATGCAGTAACGTAAACACCTTCTGTGTCGTATAATCCAAATGGTGTGCTCCCACTTACATTTCCTACATTTGCCGAGCCATCATATATAGTTATATTCATAAATTTTTCCCTCAGTTATGGTTTTATATAAATATCAAGTACACAGCTCTTTAACTACATACCCATTAACAAATCAAACACTTCGTCGATTGCTGGATGCCTGTGATTGTCTAATAGTATTCTTTTATATACATACTCAGAATCAGCAACTTTAGCTATATCATGTATTGCAGAGTAATTTTTGTCTTTCAAATCTATTTGCTGATTGTCTCCACAAAATATCATAGTTGAACCTTTACCTAGCCTTCCTAGTGCCATTCTTAATTGCGAGCGTGTTAAATTTTGAAATTCGTCTACAATTACTACTGAGTTTTCAAATGTTCTACCTCTAAAGTGAGCTAATGATACTAATTCTATATCTTCATTGTCTTCCATTTTCTGTAATATAAGTGGCTTATTATATACCTTTCTCATATTAGAACGGATAGGTACCAACCAAGGCTCCATTTTTTCTTTTTCACTACCAGGTAAAAATCCATTATCTTCTGTAGAAACAGTTGGTCTTGTTATTATAATTTTATTAATCATTCTCTTAAAAAACATATCTAAAGCTACTTGACATGCCAACAAAGTTTTACCAGAACCTGCCTTTCCTACTATAAAATTATAAGGATGGTGTAGCACTGCTTGTTTTGCTGATTTCTGTTCTTCTGATAGTGTTATTGAAAATTTAACATTTCCTTTCGGTGGTTTCTTTTCTATATTTTCCCTTGCCATAACATTACTCCGTATTTCTTTAGTATAAATATGCAGACACAAAAAAAGCCCTACCGAAGTAGGGCCTTTAATATAAACAACTATTAAGTTATTATCATCTATTAAGATGGTAATGAACTTACTGAATCCCAGTTAGTTGAGTCAACAGTGATAGTACCGAAGAAGTCGTTT